ATCTATATCCAATTCTTCAAATTCTTTTCCACCAAAATTGTATACTTGTGATAATTTTACTTTCATTTACTCCTCCTTAATTTAATCCTAAATATCTTCTAACCGCTTCATTAGCTAACCCATGAATAACATTTACATTATTAAGTACATCTATTTCTATAACTGTTTTTCCACCAATTTCTAACTTATAGTAAGTAACAGACAAATCAATAGATGTTTCTAATTTTCCACTGGGTTTCATCTTTAATCCGTCCATTTTCTTAATAAGTCCTTTAAAAGTTGCATCTATACCATAGACATCTGCCCCGTGAGATTCTCTATTCATAGCTTGTGCTGCCCCTTTACACTCAATCAAAATAGATTTCTCATTATTGATTTCCAAAACTGTTTCATCAACACAATCCATTTTTATTTTAGCTTCCAACTTTTTAAAATGCCCCATTAAAGGTACTTCTAATTCTGCTGTTAATCCCATTTGTTCTGATGTAACTGTATCATACTCAATGTTAGGTAATTCAACTTCTGAAATACCTGCTAAATCATTAGAACCATTAAAATATGTTTCAGCATCTATCAGCGCATTTGGTATCTTCTTTCTTGCCATTTTTACCTCCTTATTAAGCTGTTAAACTTTCAGCAAATTTTTGTAAAGCATCAACATCATAAACTTTCTTAAATGTTATAGATTTCGCTCCTGGTATTATTCCAAGGTCAATAGTCCAAGTAATATCTCCATTTATAATATCTATCAAACTGTTATCGGCTGCATAGAAATTAACTTTTGCTGATAATAATTGGTCTGCTGCAACAAGTGCATTAAGTCTAATGTTCATTGACTTTTTCATTGTTTCAGCCATTTTTAAAGTAAATTTCTTATCTACATTACCAAAATAAGATATTACAAGTTCATTACCTATGTATTTAAACATTCTACGACCATAAATAAACTTATCTTTTGGATCAGTTGCTAATGGATTCTTAGCAGTTTCACTTCCCCAACATCTCCATCCTTTAAAATTAATAGCAGTAACAACTCCATTTTTATTTAAGAAATTAGCTTGTTGTTCCTTGTCTAATCTTATTTCTTCATAATTTCCACTAGCATTTTTCCATACAAAAGCGTCCATTTTATATGAGTAGTTAGATGGTCCTTGACTAGGTACTCCATTATTTTCTCCATCTACTTTCATAGATAAAGCTGCATAGTGGATAGATTGATAATATACTTCTCCTGAAAGTTTAATCTTTCCATATAAAATAACTTGGTCATTACTTAAAATATTATTAGTTTCTTTCCATTCAACCAATTCATTATATTTCTTATCAATAGGAGCATTAATTAAAGCCATAGCTTCAAACATTCCACCATTCAAATTTTTAGCCTTAGTTTCCATAATAGCTGCAACATCACTTTCATGAGAAAAATCAGGAACATCTATAAAAGCTGGTAATTCTGAATATTTTAGGAATATCTCATTAACTAACTCTAACCCAGTTCTTTTCATTGTTGCACTGTCAAAACCACCTATTGCTTCTGTTTTAGTAACTTTTGATAAATCAACTTCTTCATATTCAACATCAATATTATTTCCAGCTACTGCTGCATATATTTCTAATCCTTCTGATGTATAAACTGTTCTTGCATCTGAAATAACTTGTTTTCCAGCACTATTTTTAACAACAACAGTTTCAGGAATTATCTTATGACTTGGAATTAATATTTTTCCTCTTTCAAGTGCTTTATTTTCCAAAGTTTTCTTTGCTGATTTATGCTTAGTTAAATCTAAAATATTTACAATATATAATGGTGCTACTGCATATAACTCAAAAAATACTTTTATTGCTTGTGATATAGAAAAATCTAAATCATAAGTATCTCCAAAATATTGTATAGCTTCCTGATAAGTTCCCACTCTTACCACTCCATTAACTTTTCTGTTTTCAACTTTTACTTTATGAATTGGTGCTGTTCCAACTATAAAATGCCCATAGTCTAAAACTACTGGTAATTGAAAAGCCGTTGCTCCTTCTTGTTGATATGTACCATGTTTATAGCCCATTTTTACCTCCTATTTCATCAACAATAGAATCAAAATATTGAGAATTTTTATTTATCTTTGTATAATCTTCCACAGGTATTAATATCTTTGAAAGTAAAGGATATTTCTCAATAAGTTTTTCTATATCTTCTCCATAATAAACAGTTCCTTTTATAAAAAGAAACTCAGGTAAATCTAAGTTTTTACCTACATAAATATATTTTTTCATTTTCCACTCCTTCCTAAAAGTTTTGCTATTTTCCTATCAATTATTTCAGAAGTACCAGGTATTCCGAATACTCTAAATCTGCAAACAGAATAAAAATAAGGCTCTGCTTCTGATGTAAAGTATTCAATAGAAAATGGAAAAGATTGGTCTATTGCAAATTTTCCATCTACTGTACTTTCATTTAAAAACTCTTTTTTCAAATAATCTCCAATAGATAAATTGCTTAAATAATCTTCTTCTTTATCCATTTTGCTACCTAACCATACTTCTAAATCTACTGGTACATCATAACTATCTATTCCATTCCTAGTCTGTTCAAACTTAGTAACTCTTAAAACAGCAAAAGGAAAGAGGTCTTTTTCACTCTTTCCTTCTTCTCTATCCTCATGATTTATTTCTGGTAGAAGTCCATGATATACAGTTATATTTCTATCCTTCAATTTCTCAACTAAAAAATCAAATATTAACTTTTCTACTTCAAGAATCATAAACCTATCACCCTATCTATTTCATGGTCTAATCTCATTCTAAACTTTTCATCTGCATATCCTTGTAAATATTCTAGTATTGACAAATTACCAAGCATTTGAGGAGATGAAGGACCTCTTAATCTATCTATTTTTTGCCTTCTTATTATCTTCCTTTTTCCTTGAATTTCTTTAAAACCTTTTACTCTTTTGAAAGCACCTAATTTCCCACTATAATAAGCTATAAAAGCATTAGGAAGATTTTTTATTCCATCTCTTTTTATTGCTCCAGTAGCCATTTTCCTTCCTGATTTTGGTCTAGTTTTAGGATTTAATAAAAAATGATCCATTCCAATAGGTCTACCACCGCTAGTAATTTCTCCTTTTAAAGAACTTTTAGTAGATTTAAAAACATTTATGGTACTGCTCAATTTATTTCTTTTAACATAATAAATTTCCATTGTCTTCCTAATCTGCTCAGTCTTTGCCATTTCAAGTGAACGATTAATAGCTCTTGAAATACATCCAGGTAATTCAGCTTCATATCTTCCAAGAACATTAATTATTTCATTTATTCCACTTACTTCAAGTTTTACTCCTATCATTTTTCATCATACCTCGTTAAATCTATTTCAAGTAATCCCATATCTTCCTTAGTTTCTTCAATATAGTACCTAATTCCATCAACTAAAATTTTTTCCCCAGAATGTGGAGGAAATTTAAAAAAGGACTTCTCTATAAATAGTGTTAGCCCTTCCATAAATATTCCCTCATTTTCTAAGGATTTATTTCTATTCTTTTGTTTGTTTTGGAATCTTTCTTCATCTAAAATACAGATAGTTTCTTTTTTTCCAATAGTATGCTTATCTCCAAATTCTTCTAAGTTTAAAAATACTCCTAAAATATCCTCTGCAACCATATCTTTAAAGTTCATAGCTATCACTTTTTACTTTTAGAGTTTTTAGAAGATTTGTTTTCTTCTATTTCTTCTACTTTTTCTTCATTATCTGAATTTGTTTCTTCTATTTCAGTTACTTCCTCAGTTTCAACAAGTTCAAGATTTTTAACCCTTTCAATAACTTCTGTTTCTGCAATATCTACTATTTCTCCTGGATTATAAACAATTCCAGAATAAATAAGAGCTTGTTTAACCTTTAATTTCATAGTATCCTCCTATTTTATTTTTAAAACTTTTATAGCATCAATATCAAATGGTACAGGTAATGGTCTTGATTCTGTTCTAATTTCCAAAGTATTTAGTTTTGTATCCTCATCTTCAAAAGGAACTCTTTCAGCAACTATAACCCCCTTAGCAATATCTGCTGCTGGACCATAGTGTAACACATTATTAGATGGTGCAAATAATACTTTACCCTCTGGAATCATTTTTTTAGTATCATAAGTTAATCCATCATCTTTTAAAACTGAATGTTGAGTTTGATAAGAATATATTGGAATGTTATAAGGTGCTAAGATTCCTATAAACATTGCTCCACTTGCTAATTCTTTTGGATCTATTTGCCCAAAGTTAGCATTCTTAATATCTAGTAATTTAGCTATTTTTTCATTTTGTGTGAATAATCTAGCTGCAACTGGATCCATCACTATGTGTTCAATTTTTTGTCCTGTTGTTTCTCCTATTAAAGTTATTACACCTTCAATATCTCCAACAATATCAGCATTTGGTTGAGTCCATAAAGTAGATGGAGTAATTTCTTGGATAGATCCATATTCTATCTTATCTTCAACACCTTCTCCCTTTACAACAACTGAACCTTTAAACAGCATATCAATGCACATTAATTCTTCTCTTCTTGAAATTTGTTCTTCAAATTCAGCAAATGATTCACCAATTAACTTAGCTTTCTTTTCTTCTGGTGATATTCCTCCGTAAATTGTTTCTCCTGCTGATTTAGCAAAGTAAATTTCATTTGCAGAGAATGTTCTTTTTGGTGCTACCTTTGGAGCACTATAATATTTAGAAGCATAACTTCTTTTTACTACTTCTGTTCCTGGTATTAATTCAGATACAAAAGGAGCTACTAATTGTCTTCCTTTTCTATATTCAATTTCCCATTTTGGATATTCATGTGTTTCATGTTTAGCAAAGAACATATCTCTAATAAATGTCTTTGGTTTTATAACTGCTTGATCATATACTCCTAAAAAATCTATTAATACTGCCATTAATATCTACCTCC